AATAATCGGAAACCTTCATAATTGATAAACACTAACTTGTGTGTTGGATTGTCAATGAATTGTTTAAAATCTGGGTGATCTCGCATTTCTTTAGCCCACGTTTTGAGAGTTGAAATTGTCAACCCCTCCCACATCTGACAAAGATGTTCATAATCACCATGAGTAGCTTTTTCATTTATTCCTACTGGCTTGTAGGTAATTTCCATGGATTTTCCTCTCTTTCTGTGATATAATTAAATTGAAAATTTTAGTAAGTGCCTGATTGCCGTCAGGTGCTTTTTTGTTTAGGAATTTTACTTTCCATAGCCCTGAGCTCTATCTCATGGCTAACTTGTTTCAATAGCTTCTCACACGCTATTTTAGCTTCTCTGTACGTATTAGATTCACTGATAAAGTAATCAGCTAGTTCGATGATTTTATCTTCCATACAACCCCCTATATCAGTCTTGAGACGGATGTTTTTCTCTCTTAAATTGATATAATAATTTTGACTAGGACCTCTCACCGCTTTAGTCAAAAATTCAATAGAAAGGAGGAGAACTATGTCTCGTTTACAACCCAGACCTCAAAAGATTTACCCTAACTATAACTGGGATGATTTAGATCGTTTTATCCAGAGTAGTCTAAGAAATCCATTGTTCAAAGTTTGTTGCGTAGACCCTGCACTTTATGATATCCCTAAAAACGAAATTATCGCTGAATGCATAAGTGCTGGCTATACAGTTGAAGAACGTGAAGATGGCATTTTAAATATTTCATGATTTGCTAGATTGATCACTTGAGATTCAAGTGTACTAATTCTTGTTAGTAAGTCTATCGATTGACCGATAGGCTTTTTTCTTTTTCCACTATACGGATATCGGTTTGGTTTCATTTTCTATTCCTCAAATCTTTCGTTATGAATTAAGCCACATCTTTTTGCTCAATCAGTGGCAAAATTCCTTTTTTATTTTTAAGTAAATCGTAAAGGAACAAACGCCCTTTTTGAGTCCAGTATGTATGCATCTTGCTATAATCTGCATCAATTGTGTGAGTTTTTGATTGAGTATAACCTTTACCTGCGTATTTTTGATACAAGAGCCAAGTATTCCCTTGTTTGAATTGAATTTTCAACTCGTGGAGAATTTTATTCAATTTTTTTGCGCTCATTCCATAATCTTTTGCAATTACAGAAATTGCCACTAGCGATTTGTTTTGTAATACCAAATCATAATAAGATGCTTTAGGTTGCAATTCTTGAATGATTTGGTTTTTTTGAGCAATTTCTTCTTGAGCTTGCAATCGTAATCTACGTTCTTCTTTTAATTTTTGGAGCGCTGCGATTGCCATGTCTGGATTTTCCAGAAGGTCATCAATAGCATACAAACCATGCTTACGAATTGATTTCAAGATTTCTTTGACTTTCTTTTTGAACTCTTTAGCCAGTGGCTTACGAGATTGCATAAGAACTTCATAGAGACCGTTCTCTGTTAAGAGATTTACTTCTCTTATTTGACCTGCCCTAAGGATTGTTGAGGTCAGCTTTTCATCATCATCTACTGACTTTAACATTTCCGTAGGATTGCTATGCTCAATCCATTCAGCCACATCTTTTGCGACAAACAATGGTTCATCTGCTGTACCATATACTGTGAAGTGTTTACCGAGAACTTCCTGCTCAGTGATTATTTGTAATTCCATGTTATTCCTTTCTAATTTGGTAATTTCAGAAATTCCGAAACGTTGTCCAAGAAAAAATCGTCAACAGTGACGTTCAAAGCATTTGCAAGTAGTACAAGATTCTTATAACTAGCACTTCTTAGATTAGCAGGGCTAGATTCATATCTCTGGATAGTTCTTGCAGTGATGCCTGTTTCTTCAGACAACTCTTGTTGAGTTTTATTTCGGAAACGACGTAGAACCTTCAATGTACTTGTCATACATATCTCCTTTCATGATTTATATATTCATTATACACTTCGGATTTTCCGATGTCAAGAGTTTTATTTCATTTTTTTAGAAATTTTTTTCTCTTTTTGTTTTACACAGTTCGGAAAAAGTGATATTATATAAGAAAGAAATTAATAAGGAGAACGCAACAATGAATGAAGAAAGAAATTATTTCGCATCGAATTTGAGGTTTCTTCGCCAAAAACATGGACTCGAACAAATAGATCTTGCTACGAGGTTAGGTAGAAAAAGTTCATCTTCAATTAGTGAATGGGAAAAAGGAAAATATACTCCTAAAGCTGGAGTTCTTAACGATATAGCAAAAATTTTTGGTGTATCACTATCAAAATTAATGTCTACTGATTTAACAAATCCTTCCTCTGAAATTGAAGAAGAAAGCTCCACATTTAAAACGATTCAACGTAAAGCAAAAAATCTAAGTGTTACTGATCAAGAACGTTTGCTCAAAATCATGGAAATAACTTTCCAAAATATTTCGAATGGAGGTGGCGAAAACGACCACGATTTCTAGGAATATCAATTACAAGAAATTAAAAAATATAGCATATAGTTTTCTCAACCAATACACAAATGGTAAATTACCAATCGACCTACTCCATATTATTTCACAACTTGACAATCTTCATCTTATGAAATATAGCACTCTTGCAAAAGAAAATAATATTGAAATTAACGAAGTTTATCAACTTTTAAACAGTGAAGATGGTGCTTTATGGTACAAATCTGATACACAAACATATATCTTGTTATACAATGATACTATTGATAACAAGGAACGTATTCGTTTTACAATCGCTCACGAATTAGGACATTATGCATTAAAGCACAATGAAACAACAGATAAAACAATATTGGCAAGGTACAGTTTATCTGAAAATGAGTATAAGACGTTTGAAACAGAAGCGAACTTTTTTGCTAAACATTTACTTGTTCCTTTTCCAGTTTTAGGAAACTATACAATGTTTTTCCATTCCATGGATGATAGGTTTATTCAAACTGTATTTCAAGTTTCTTTTTCTGTGGCTAATTATGTCATCAGGAACATGAAATCTATGCAATCTTTTGGACTTATAAAAGACGGTCACGAAGTCGAAAAGAAATTTTCTAGATATATAACTATAAGTCAAAATACCAGAATTTGTAGAACTTGTTTCAGTAAAATTAACAGAAATTCAAAATACTGTCATATCTGTTCCACTAAACAACCAAAAGGAATAACATCATTAGAAGCTTATTTAGAAAACAGAGAGAAAGAGAAAGTACGTATGAGATATAAAAAATATGATTTAGATTCAGACGGATATCCTGCCATCTGTCCTAACTGCGAAAATGAAGAATTAGGGAACAATAATTACTGCAATGTTTGTGGCATATACACTAGAAATATTTGCCTTGGTGATTATGAATCAAACTATGATGTCCGTGGGTATGCAATACCGATTGTTCATTATTTAGATAATGGTTGCAAAACTGTATTATTTGGAAATTCTCGTTATTGTCCTGACTGCGGTGGAAAGTCAAGCTACTTCTACCAAGGTTTATTAAAAAACTGGGATTTAGAAAAAGAAGAGTTGTAAAAATGAAAAAAGTAACATTATTTGTGACAGCCTTATTAGCAGCAACATTCTTAGTTGCTTGTAATGAATATTCTACAAAAACGAACGAAGTCTCAAAAATATCATCTAACCATGAACTTAAGAAATCAGAAGGAAAAGCTAAAATACAACCAGCTAAAGATTTTAAAAATACACCTATCGGAGATTACAGGATAGTTGATAACAACCTTTATGGCGCATGGCCTGATAATACAAAATTAGTAATTGATGATAGTGTGGTTGAAGTTCTTGATCCAAGTAGCGTATTTACAAAATACTTAATACACTTAAATGGAGATAAAGACAAACCTGCTGTCTTAAAACTCTTTGTTGATGATAAGGAAAACTTTGATGTAACTAAAGTATCGAAATTTTATGTTCGTGCAAATGGAACTCAAACCTATAAAGGAAAAGAAATACCACTATTCTTAGTGGACGGATTTGAGTATTAAAAAATCCCCACACCAGCCTGCAAGCAAAGATGTGAGGATGTACTGTATAGGAAATAACCATTCAAAAGGTCATTTTCTTATACCCATTTTATCAAAAAAGTGAGGTAAACGCAATGTGGATGGAAGAACTTCCGAATGGAAAGTATAAATTTTTTGAACGGTACAAAGACCCATATACTGAAAAATGGAAGAGGGTATCTGTAACACTTGACTCAGGATCATCCAGAGCGAAAAAGGAAGCTCAAAAACTATTGGATGAACGTATAGAAGAAACTTTACAGAATATACAATCAACAGATGCGATTTATCAACACGTTTTAGATGAGTGGTGGACATTTTACCAGAAAGAAATCAAAGGTAGTTCTATCAGCTCTCTTACAAGTAGCGTGAATGATTTTAAGGAAGCATTCGATACAGAAATTAAAGTTAAGAATATAGACACTAAATATATCCAGCGGTT